GTTAAACGTTTTGTTTTCTAGCAATGAAGTGCAATAATCTTCTCTACGGTGTGGAACTCCCCATGTGCTTGCAATCGAGCATGGGCATGGTGGTTGTTACCGGACTCGCCATAGTGTATTTGGTAATTTACATCCTCATTTACTCATTTACACATGGACCACGACTCAGCCGCAGATTAGCTTCCTATGTGGTAATCGGACCTTATGAAGCTATTGCTAAAAGCCGACCCGCGATGGCCCTACAAAGGGCCATGGTTGATTTGACACGACGGGACGTGCGTACTGACTGGTACCCATTGAATAATTTGTTGATGAACAAACCTCACCGCTTATCTGAAAATGGACACAAAACTTCTGGAGCGGTTCGAGATGCAGCTAGAAATTTAATTACTAGCGCTATAACATCACTGGGTATGGATAAGTATGAAATATCACCAGGTGGCCACACTGTCGACGAGCAATTGGCATCTCATCGACATTATGCTGTTAATGACTTACATCGAGCATCAGCAGATGACGCAGTTAAAGAAAACGCTGTCATTGTGGCTATTGATACGGACTACTATCTACGTGATCCATCAATCTACTTTTCAAATAATAATCCATTTATTCTGCATACTTTTCAACCAATAACTGTTGCAGGTAAAGATGGAGATGTGAGGTTCACTATTAGTGACAACCAAGTGGACTATAGGGTAGATGGTGGTGGTAGGTGGCAACATAAAGTTTGGAATTGGTGTGATTATGGTGAATTCCTATATTTAAAGAACATCCTAGGTATTCTTAGCATTAATTGGTGGCTAAGTTTCTTTGGTATCAGAAAGGTTATATACCAAAAGATCCAACACGCACGTCCCTGGGTGGATTGTCCGAACCGGGCCTTAGTTTGGGGATTACCTCAATTCACTAGGTATATGATWACTTGGTTGCCAATTGAGATGAACGCACGTGAATTGAGTAGAGTCAACTATCAGTGTGCTAGCAGACCTGGCTGGAATTGTTTAGTTGACCACACTAGCACCAAACTTGTAGCCAGCATAGGTCGAGAGGGTAATGACTGTCATGTTGAACTTGCTAAGGAGGACTTAGATGTTGTTCTAGGCTTAAGTACCATGCAGTCAGTTACTTCAAGACTTTTACAAATGGGTTACAAGCAACCACAAACTTTGGCTACGGTTTGTCAGTTCTACAACAGTGCCGCTTATGATATACTAAGCTGTAGCATAGTTGCTAGACCTTCACAACCACCTGTCCACTGGCCATTGGCGTCTGAAATTGATCAGCCTACAACTTCTTTTCGTAATTACTCCAACAATATTGTGACCTGTGGTAATCTTTGCCCCCAACTTAAACGTTGGGAGGTTTTAAGTAATTCTTTAGAACATCGTGTTACCATGGTGGCCAATAATAAGGTTCCAACACCTCGCATAGCCAGGTTTGCTGAAGAATACGTCCGCCTGGTAGTTCCCGAAGCGAATGTAGGTGTACCTTATAGTTTGGAAGATGCGCGTAAAGAACTTGATAAACCCACGCAAGTCAATGCGGTAAACCAAATTTGGGAAACAGTCGACATGGAAGTCCGCCGATTAATTGAAGCATTTGTGAAGAATGAACCGACCAATAAATCTGGTCGCATAATATCATCCTTTGCGGACTCAAGATTCTTGTTGAAATTTTCCACATATACGCTTGCCTTTCGAGATGAAGTATTACATGCTGAACATAATCGACATTGGTTTTGTCCTGGATTGACACCTAATGAGATAGCAGATAAAGTCTGCGACTATGTTCGTGGTGTTGCGACACCTGCAGAAGGTGATTTTAGCAACTTTGACGGAAGAGTATCTGCTTGGTGTCAAGAGAACGTGATGAATGCGGTTTACCATAGATGGTTTAACCGTAAGTTTTCCAAGGAATTGCAGAAGTATACATCAATGTTGGTTAGTTGCCCAGCTCGAGCTAAGCGTTTTGGTTTCCAATATGAACCGGGAGTGGGGGTTAAGAGTGGTAGTCCAACCACCTGTGACCTTAATTCAGTTCTAAATAACTTCACTCAATACGCAGCAGTTAGGCTGACTAAACCAGACCTCTCACCACAAGAAGCCTTTGAACAAACTGGCTTAAGTTTCGGCGACGATTCACTATTTGACAAGCAATATCAACTCAGATGGAATTACGTCGTCGAACAACTTGGTATGGAACTCAAGGTTGAACCCTTTGACCCCAGTAATGGTGTGACTTTTCTTGCTCGTGTTTTTCCTGATCCTTATAGTACAAACACTAGTTTTCAGGATCCACTAAGAACGTGGAGAAAGTTGAACATGACTTCACGCACGTGTGTACCTGTCGAGTCAGCAGCTCTTGATCGTGTCAGTGGATATTTAGTAACTGACAAGTACTCTCCAGTAACAAGTGAGTACTGTCACATGATTGAGAGGTGTTATATGAACACTGCCGAAAGTGTAACTCGAAGGAGACAACGCAAGGATTGTGACCGTGAGAAACCATACTGGTTAGTGAGTGGTGGCGCCTGGCCCCAGAGGGAGGGGGACTATGAATTGATGATGAGGGTTACCGCAGCCCGTACTGGATTTGAGGAGTCAAAACTTATTAATTTGATTAGCCAGTTCCAATCAGTTCATGATCCTTGGGACATCAAACCGCTAGACTATCAGGAACCATCACCTTATAAAGACACACTAGACATAGATGGCCAGCCGGTAGATGCAGTGGACGAACGTCAATATCAAAATGAGCGCAACACAGTCAACTTACGAGCTGGTGCAGCAATTTCCCAGATGCCTGTCCCAAGTGTGCCAGGCGGTGAAGACTGCAATCGACAGTCTGCCGACATGCCAGGACCCAAAAGTAGCGAAGGATCTGAGCAGCTACAAGGCTTGCCTGAGCAAGATGGAAGCAACCGCCTTCAATGCCACCGACAACCTACTTTCAAAGCCAAGGGTGGTAGCAACACTAAAGGGAGAAGCCGTAAATCCCGGAACGGAGGACGTTCTATCAGCAGCAAAACAGCAAATCCAACAACTCACGAGGTTGGTGGAGGCAATGGAAAGACCAGAGTTACCATTGCTAAGCGAAGCGGACCTAAGCGACCTCATAACGTGGTAAGCAATGCCTGGGAAACTCTGAATGACAACCGATAAACTCTCTCTTTCTCTCTCTCCAAGTCTCCTTCACTCTTTCG